AGTAGTCACACAGTTACGCTGATGTATACGATGCATGTGGATATTCATGCATTGATTAAGAAATCAAAAGGCAAGCGAATAGAACGTCGTTCATTGAAGCAATTAGATGCCGAGAATTTGTTGAGAACGAAACGAAGTGGGTTCTCATACAAAAGATATGTAAACGCGAATATAAAATTTCCCTTATTGATTACGGGAAACAATGTTCTTATTGATGGGAGACATAGATTATGCCGTTTATTTGACAGCGGCGCAAAGTTTGCCAATGTTATTGTTATGGATCGGAAAGAAATTTGCGAATGCGAAGTTAAGTAAATGAAAGTAAAAGAAGATTTGAAATCGTTATTCATAAAGACTATTGCCGCCGGTTTGCGTAGACAAGGATTGACTAGTTGTTCGCGTTGGGCTTGTGCTTGTCGAGTAATGGGAGGGAAATCGTTTCCTGGTCCTTGGAGTTTCAAGTATTATCCTTGGTCACGGGAGATGCACGATGCCGATTGTGACTTTTGGGTAGGTCAGAAAGCAGCCCAGATGGGTTATACGGAAGTAGCATTGAACAGAACTTTTTATAAAATCGATATAGACCATACGGATTGCCTGTACGTTCTACCTGCGAAGACACCTGATGCTAGTGACTTCAGTGCAGCAAGATTTGACAGCGCTTTGGAGTTGTCGCCTTACTTGGGTCAAATATTCTCCGATGTAAAGAACGTAGGCCACAAAAGAGCCGGTTCAACGAATTTATACATTAGAGGATCTAGATCAAAATCGGGTCTTAAATCCGTTCCTGTTGGACTTTTAATATTAGATGAATTGGAGGAAATGACTCAAGAAAATATACCTCTTGCCTTTGAACGACAATCGGGGCAAATCGAGAAGCAAACTATTGCCTTGTCTACACCTAGAGTTCCTGGTAGAGGTATAAATATCTATTATGAAACATCCACACAAGAAAATTTCTTTTTCAATTGTCCACATTGTCATAGATGGATAGATTTGACATTCCCTGATTCGATACTCATGACAGCAGAGGATTTAAATGATCCGAGAATCAATGAAACACACATAATTTGCAAGGTATGCAAGAAAGAATTGATTCATGAATCAAAATCGGAGTGGTTGGCTAACGGTAAGTGGATTGCATCACACACTAATCGTGATGTACGCGGATTCCATATTAATCAATTATACTCTTGTACTGTTCATCCAGCAGAAATAGCAAGATCATATTTCCGGGCACAAAGAAATCAGGCAGACGAGCAAGAATTCTTTAACTCCAAGCTTGGTCAAACCCATACGGTTACGGGAGCGCGTGTAAACGAAGATGAAATAAATAAGTGTATACACAGCTTCAAGAATAGGTCTTATATTCCTTATAGTTATCCGGTAATTACACTCGGTATAGATCAAGGCAAGTGGATACACTACGAAATCGACGCATGGCATATTCCGGCTATGAGTCCAGATATTCATACAACGGCTATTTGTCGGGTTGTAGATTTCGGTAAAGTTCTGAACTTTGAGGAACTTGATGAACTGGTTAAGACATGGCGTGTTAATGCATGTGTAATCGATGCTCAACCTGAGCGCCGCAAAGCTAGTGAATTCGCGTCACGGTTTCCAGGGTTTGTCCACTTGTGTTTCTATAGCGATACAGTTAAGGGAAAGAGCTTGAAGATTTCTCAGGATTATAATGATCCCGTTGTGACTGTGGATAGAACATATTGGCTAGATCAAGCATTGGGAAGATTCAGGAATCAATCTATTGAACTGCCTATGGATATAAATCTAGAATACAAAAGTCACATTATGGCCCCGATGAGAATTTATGAGAAAGATCAATATGATGTAACTGTTGGCAGATATGTTAAAGCTGATGCGGATCAGGATCATCATACACATGCAAGAGCATACAGCGAAATAGCATTGTGTTTTGCTGCAAACTTAAGTACAACATATGTGATTAAGTCTCCACGTTAAGAGTCCTCGTTAGTATTGGATTAATAATCAAATGGCAGATGTTGTTGCGGAATTTGATATCAACATGTTGCGTCACCCATATTATATGCAAAGGTGGCCGCAATGGCTTAAATGGCGCTATGTATATGAGGGCGGTTATGATTTCATTCATCAATATTTGGAAAAGTTCTCGAAAAGTGAAGATGATGATGATTTTGCTGCAAGGAAAAAGATTTCTTATGCTCCTTCCTTTGCCAAAGCCGCTGTAAATGAAGTCAAGAACTCTATTTATCAGAGAATGGTTGATATTACGCGAGTAGGTGGAAGTCCAACGTATCAGGATTCTGTTGTAGGGAAAGATGGTGGAGTTGATTTGCGTGGTTCGACCATGAATGTATTTATTGGTATGGAAGTTCTAGCAGAATTACTATCTATGGGTAGAGTAGGTATTTATGTGGATATGCCACCGAAAATGGGTGTTACTATAGCTGAGAATAGGAATATAAGACCTTATCTATATGTGTACAGAACAGAAGATATTCGTTCCTGGGATTATTATAATACGAATCAGTTCCGATCTGTATTATTACGAAGCTATATTTATACTCATGATGATGTAACAGGGTTGCCTGTTGGTGAAATAGAGATATATCGATTCTATTATATACGAGATGGTGTCGTTTATTGTAGGTTCTATAATAATGATTCCGAAATCATTGATATCCAGGGAAATCCATCTACAATTGAGAACGATATTCCGTTGAATCTTACTCGAATACCATTTGTAATGCTGGAATTAGACGAAAGCTTGTTAATCGATATAGCGGATATACAAATTGCTCTGTTGAATTTAGCTTCAGCCGATATGGCTTATGCAATTGGAGCAAACTTCCCGTTCTATACGGAGCAATTTGATCCGCGTTATAGTTCTCCGCATCTGAAAAGACCCGACACTGACGGGGTTCCGACATCTTCTGAAGATTTGGATTTAGGGCCATCTTCGGGAAGGCGATATCCCATCGGAACCGAGCGCCCTGCCTTTATCTTTCCTTCATCGGAGCCGATGAGGGCTTCAATGGATAAGCAAGAACAATTGAAACTCGAAATCCGATTATTAATCAATCTTTCTATAGCCAATATTAGACCGAAAATGGCTTCTGCTGAATCCAAAGGAATGGATGAAAGGACATTAGAATCTGGACTATCTTACATTGGATTGATTCTCGAAGATGCGGAACGAAGGGTGGCAGAAATCTGGGCAGAGTATGAAAATCCTAGGAATCCAATTAATATTGCTTCGGTTAATTATCCGGAACAGTATGATTTACGGAGTGATGCAGATAGGCGTAGAGAAGCGAAAGAACTAAGAGAACTTCTTAGTGATATACCTTCCGATCTATATAAGCGTGAATTAGCAAAGCTTATAGCGAAAATTATGTTAGGATCTCGTGTCTCTATTGAGACATTGAGAAAGATATTCAAAGAGATAGATAATGCAGAAGTCATTGATGTTGATCCGAAACAGCTTCTTGATGACGTAGACAAAGGCTTGGTAGATCCGAAAACAGCTAGTGAAGCACGAGGATATCCAGAAGGTAGTGTTGATAAGGCACAAACATATCAATCTGAACGTCTTGCATTGATTCAGAAAGCGCAAACTCCATTGAATGGCCAAGGCCAAGGAGATGGGCAACCAATTAATCCGGCAGCTAGAGGTAATCCGGATGCTGCTGTGAATCCCACCGATGCTGCGAAGTTGGAGAAAATAGGGAAACCGGGCAGAGGGTTAGGAAAAAGTAACCCGGGCAATTAATCAACAATGAGTTATACATCCTATTTAGGTACATCAGATTCTTATTTAGCTAATATTCAGTTAGCAGTATTACCAACAGATCATTTGGCAGCAGATACAATATCATTTAGTCAAACTGCAACAAATATAAAACAGAAGGCATATTCTTCAGAATTAGGTGTATATTATGCACAATTAGGGTTATCTTCTATACTTGCTTATTCTATCAATCAAGCAATAATATTACAAACTGTTACACAGACAATAACATTTAGTCAAACAGCTAGTTATCTTAAACAACATCCTGCAAGCGCAACAAATACTCTTACATTTACGGGTACAGCATCTAAGTTACATTCTAATTATGTAATTTGTACAGACTCAATAACATTCACACAATCAGGATTTATTCCAAAGCCTTATACATCACAACCAGGAAATAGTATAGCAATACCGGCAAAATCTTTAATTTTAGGTTATCAATCAGGATTTATTTCTCCACAACTAACACAAAGTCAAACACAAGCTTTAATACTTAATCAGACAGTTATATGCGGGCTTATATTAAAGCGAACATCTGCACAGAATTTAATTTTTAATCAATCTATACCTACAAATGCATTTCATAGTATTACGACTGCGCAGGTTATACCATTTACACAAACAGCTTATGGAAGTAGGATATGGGATGTAACTACAACGCAGACATTAACATTTACAGATTTAGCTTATCATCCGGCAGTATATACAGAAACAAATACATCTACTCTAACTTTCACGCATCTTGCTTTACATATAATTATAAGAAATGTGTCAAATGTATTGACATTTAGTCAGATAGCAAGTGTACTAAGGGTTGCGAATCTTGTTAATGATGAATTGATATTTTTCGAACATGGTCCTGGTGTAGGAGTTAATTATGTAAGATCCGTATCAGATGTATTGACATTTAATACACAATATGAGAGAATTCTTCCTATTGCAGGATTTCCGAGCATCTTTATACCACAAGCTGATTATATAATTGTACAAGCGAAACAACCTTGTACTGTAATTTTACAAACAAATGATTCAGTAATCATTCTTCCTTGCCCGGAGCTAGGGGACAAAATATCGAACTCTCATAGTTTGGTAATTCGTAAAAGTATGTTCAATGATACTTATAGTTATATTAAGAGATCGGAATTACAAAAATTAGAATATACCTTTTACTTGGGTAGAATGAAAAGTCTTGAGTTACGGGAATTCTTGTTGAATAATTTTGCCAAAGTGATTACAATGACAAACTGGAAAGGGGAAAAATGGCTTGTACATATTATGACTTCACCGCCTAAATTAGATCCGAAAGTACGTTGGGAGAATGAGAAAGAGAGAGTAGATACAACTCTTGAATTTGAGGGAACCAGATTAATTTGATTAGGAAATCATATGACTCCATACCTTGAAGTAGATGAAGCACAAGACTATTTTGATACACGATTAAATTCTTCCGCATGGGATGATGCATCTGATACTAACAAATATAAATCTCTTTGTACAGCTACTCGTTTGATTAATAATCTTGATTACATTGGAGAGAAAGCATATTTAGATCAGGATAATGAATTCCCGAGATTAGGACAACTTGATACTCCAGATGATATAAAGGAAGCATGTTGTGAAATAGCAGTTCAACTACTAGATGGTTATGATCCAGATTACGAAATAGCGTCAATTGGTGATATTCAAGCTCATTACTCAAGTGTAAGATCGTTGTATAACCGTGACTTCGCTATGGATTATATCCGAGCCGGGATACCTTCAGCCCAAGCTTGGCAGAGATTAACAAAGTATCTCAATAATCCTAGCAAGGTAATCATTAGAAGGGTGTAAGATGAATTCTTTAAAGATGCCTAAGTTCAGGAATTATCCCTTTTATCTCGTTTATGAAGGCGAAGGTGAGGGGGAAGGGGGAAATGGAGGCGGTAGTAATGATGGTGGAGGTGATGGAGGTGACTCCGGCGCAACACCTCCACCTCCAGCTACACCGCCTCCATCATCTAAGAAATTGATATTTTCTCCTGAACAGCAAACACATATAAACAAAATACTTGCTGATGAAAGACGCAAGGGTCAGGCTGCGAATGAGAAGACTATCAAGGAACTTGAGAAGTTGAAGCAAAGTCAAGGAAGGACACAAGAAGAGAGAGATTCTTTGCAAGCAAGAATCGATGAGTTGCAAACACAGTTTCTTTCCAAGGAAGAGTTAGCGAAGAAGGAGAAAGAGAAGCTAGAAAAAGATCATAAATCAACTCTTTCAACTATGACGACGGAACGAGATCAATGGAGGGATCTTTATCATTCTTCTACCATTAGTCGTTCCCTTTTGGATGCTGCTATTAAGTTTGAAGCCTTTAATCCTGACCAAATTGCAGCTATTTTGGAGAAACATACTAGGTTGGTAGAAGATAAAGATGAAGAAGGAAAGTCTAGAGGATATATTCCGCGAGTAAAATTTACAGATATTGATGGTGATGGAAAGCCTATTCTTCTTGATCTGACAGTTACGGAAGCAGTGAAAAGGATGAAAGATTTACCGGAAAGATTCGGGAATCTTTTCAAGAGTAATCTCACAGGTGGAATAGGTGGTAATGGTACTACAGGTGGTAGGCGTGTAGAACCAGGGAAGATGTCTACAAAAGAATACATGGAAGCTAGGAAGAAAGATCCGAAGTTAGGCTTTACACAGTCCCGATAATCTGTTTGATTGTACTGTCAGTTACCAATTAGAATCTAATTGGGCAATTACCAGTGAATGCTGGGCTTACCTCTTAGGAGGGTGGAGAAAAATGATTAATAATCAACTTGGAGCTAGTGATGTTAAATCTGAAGTACAAGTCGCCTTACCGTTCCTGGTATCTGCGTTACGAGAATGATCTTGATGCCTTTATTCCCGAACTCTGGGCTAATGAATCCCTGGCAATCCTTGTTGAGAATATGATTGCCAGTTCATTAGTATATCGGGATTTTGAAAACACTTTGCAGAATTATGGCGACGTTGTTAATGTCCGCCGTCCTAGTGAGTTTACTGCTAAGCGTAAAGCACAGGCAGATAGTGTCATCATTCAGGATGCCATTGCGACAAACATTCAAGTGCCTTTGAATCAGCATATACATACCTCATTCTTGATTCGGGATGGTGAGGAATCAAAGGCATTTAAGGATTTGGTTGATGAGTTCTTGCGTCCAGCTATTGTTGCTCAAGCAAGGATTATGGATCAGATTGTTCTGGGTCAGTATATTCAGTTCATTGACAATAATGCAGGCGGTGTTGGTACTCTCACAGCTACCAATGCCAAGGCCAATTTGCTGAATTTGCGTCAGGTGTTGAACACCAATAAAGCACCTGTAACAGATAGGCAATTGATTCTGAATCCAATTACGGAAACGACACTTCTGGGCCTTGATCTTTTCTTGGCCGCGAATCAGGTTGGCGATACTGGTCAGGCATTGCAGGAAGCAAGCTTGGGTCGCAAGCTTGGCTTCAATATGTATATGGATCAGAATATGCCTTCTGTACTTGCAGGCGTGAATACTACTGCAAGCGGTGCTATCTCAAATGCTTCAGGTTATCCTGTTGGTACGAAAACATTCACTGTTTCGGGCTTTACTGGTGCAGTGACAACAGGTGGTTATATTCGTATTGCTGGTGATGATACACCATTACGTATTACTGCACATACGGAAACATTGGGCGCAACAACAAGTATTACGACAGCTACAGGAATCAAAACAGCAGTTGTTCAGGCTGCTGTGATTACATATTATTTAGGCGGAACAGTAAATAACTCTGGTGGTTATCTTGCTGGCTATGCTAAGGAACTCACTGTAGCAGGATTCTCGGTTGCGCCACAGGTAGGACAGGCAGTTACGATTGGTACTGCTGCAACGGGACCAGTTTATACCGTAATCGCTGTGAACGGTCTTGTTGGTATTACGCTTGATCGTCCATTAGATGTTGCTGTGAACAATTCCGATATTGTTACTCTTGGAACGTCTGGTAACTTTAACTTGGCGTTCCACAAGAATGCCATTGCGTTGGTTGTTAGACCATTAGCAAGGCCAAAGCCGGGAACTGGCGCACTTTCGGCTGTAGTGAACTGGAATGACCTTTCCATGCGTACTGTCATTACTTATGATGGTAACAAGCAGGGTCATCTAGTTACATGCGATATGTTAGCAGGCATTGCTGTTCTTGACAAACGTTTAGGAGCAGTTCTCCTTGCTTGAGCTGCTAAAGTTAATTCCTGAAGCAACATCTGCCATAGCAGTAATTGTGGTAGTAGTGCTATTTTTGAGACATTTACGAGAACAATCAACTCAAAGACAGGAAATTGTGGAATTATTTAACAAGAAAATAGAAGAAGTAACGAGTAAATATGAAGGGCATTTTGATAAGGTTATAGCACAAGTATTAGCATTTGAAACTAGATCACAAGAACAATTCAGAACATTATTTGACCAAGTTATGGGAGTATTCAAACAAATTGTGGAAATATGTGCAACATTAAAGTCTAAATCAAATGGTCCATGATTGATTTAATTAAACTGATACCAGACAGCGTAGCTGCGATTTCAGTAATCGTTGTAGTGTTGATGTTTCTAAAACACTTACAGGTTCAAAGTAGAAGATTTGACATAATTATTAAAGGTATGGAAGATATAATAAGAGATTATCATGATACCTTAAAAGAGTTGCATGCTTTGATAGTGGCTTTGAGAAGTAAGCATGAATAAGACGTTCGTAAAAAAGATTCTTTACCAATTAAAGAGACGTTTCGGCTCTCTGGTAGATTTGTATCATGTTGTTCAGGTAATACATGATCCGACAACAGGAAAAGATATTATTATTCGAGACAAATACACAATAAGAAAAGCGGTTATCTTACCGACTTTACTGAAAAGGCAAATGGCGGAGGAAATGGGGTTTCATTCTTCTACAGGACCAGGATTTGATGTAGCCACGAGAACAATAATCATCGATAGGGTAGATTTACTTAAAGGTATAGAGATTAAGAATGTAGATTACTTTGTTATAGAACATGAAAGATATAATATCAAGAGCGTTGAAAAGTTGGAAGATAATCAAGCTATGATGTTTGTAACTACTCATGTGGTAGGAAGTAAGACGAATGAAATATTTAATTCAACTATGAAGCAGAATATGATTTTTAATCAAAATGTTGTTCTAACACCCTGATAGTTATGATAAAAGAAAATGTAGATAGATGGTTATTTGCTTCTGTTAGTAAGTTCATGTATGATCGTAGGCAAAATATAACTCTATACATGGAAGGACAAGCAAGAACAGTTACAGAAGAAGATTATGTTCAAATGCGTTATAATGGCCCATTATGGAATCAATATAATCCTGTAGATTACTTATTACGAGTAGAGATTAACTTATTGGTATGTGCATTAATGGACGAAGATACGCATAAGATATATAAGATGTGCGGTATATTTGAAAATGCACTTGAGGAATCAATTCCGACATATAAATATGGAGACACACCTGGAGTGGATGACCAATCTTTCCTTGGTTGCTTATTGAGACAGAGGAGTGGCGGTAATCAAGAAATTATTGTCACTCATTTCGGGCAGGTGTCACCTGATGTACGAGTTATGCAGAGTACCATTGAAGCTCACTATCTGATAGATTTACGAATCAATGGTTAAAGGAGAGTAGAATGGCGCAAGTAGATCTGAAGTATGCGTTTATCAAAATCGCAGATGGTTACTCAAAAACAGGGACTGCTGGAGCAGCAGGAAGTATCGGTGCTACAACACTAACGGTTACAGGAATGACGGGTGCGGTAGCAGTTGGAGATACATTCACAGTTGCAGGTGATACAACAGAATACACAATTTCCGCACATACGGAAACATTAGGTAACACATCGAGTATTACATTTAGTCCAGGGTTAGTAGCAGCAGTAACATCTGGGGCAGCAATTACAGTAGGACCACATAATCTTATAGTGAAGATTGGTGAGGGAAATTTAACTTATTCGGAAAAGCGAAAAATTGATTATGTACTCGACAGGGGAAGGCTTGATACAGTTCGTCAAGGAGACGAACAACCTGTCGAAGTGAAATTAGATTTCATGTGGGAGTTCTTGCGTGCAGCGACAGGAGATCCGCCAACTGTTGAGGATGCACTGAAGCAGCGTGGAAATGCTGCTAATTGGATTAGTTCTTCTTCTGATCCTTGCGAGCCTTATTGCGTTGACATTATTATAGATTATATTCCACCTTGCGGTGGAATTGATTCCGAACGTATTATTTTAGCGGATTTTCGTTATGAAGACCTTGCACACGATCAATGGTCGCAACAGCTAGTAATGGCTGTTTGAAAATCTGGCTATATGCTGGAAACCCCGAGTATCTTGTTGTACTCAAGAAATGATTCTTAGTGAAAATCAACAAGTGCGGGCAATCAGCAGGGAAGTCTAACTAGATGTAGGATATCTAATGACCCCTCAACGACTATACGCCGGACTCCCAATGGGATGATGATATAGTCTGGGCTGCATGGCGACATGCAGAGATAGGCGGAAACGACCTATCCACAATTTGATTTCTGAATCAAATTGGAGTAACAATTTCGATGAAGCAAGGTCA